AATTGGATTACCTTCTGATGTAACAATTACAAATGATTTAAACGTTGGCGGAAACACAGTAATTGATGGTAACTTAACAGTTAACGGAACTACATTTACAGCAAGCGCAACAACTATTAATATTGAAGACAATATGATTCAGCTTGCACATCAAAATCCAGCAAATACTGTAGATCTTGGTATTATTGTTGCATATAATGATGGAACAACAAAACATTCTGGTTTTGTAAGAGATGTATCTGCAGATAAATGGAAACTTTTTGAAGGTGTAACAGATGAACCTTCTACAACAGTAAATTTTGCACAAGGAACACTCGACGATTTAGAGGTAGCAGGATTTACAGCTGCTTCAGCAACAATTGGAGATGTTTCTAATACTGAATTACAATATTTAAATGGAGTTACTTCTGGGGTTCAAGGACAACTTGATCTTAAAGCTCCTCTTGCGTCCCCAGCTTTAACTGGTACTCCAACTGCTCCAACTGCTTCAGGAACAACAAATACAACTCAAATTGCAACAACAGAGTTTGTTCAAACAAAACATGAGGAAGCAAAAGACTATACAGATGCAGCAGTACTAGGATTAGGAAATACTTCTGCTCAAACATATTTACCAATAACAGATAGAGGAAACCCAGATGGCGTAGCTTCTTTAAACTCAAGTGGAAAAATCCCACTTAGCGAAATTGATACTACTTTAATCCAAGAAAGAGTTGCAAATGTAACTGATACTGAGATAGGCTACTTAGATGGAGTAACGTCAAATATTCAATCTCAGATTAATACAAAATCTCCTTCTGATTCCCCAACGTTTACTGGAACAGTTGTTTTACCTTCAACAACATCAATAGGTACAGTTTCTGCAACAGAAATTGGATATTTAGACGGAGTTACCTCTTCTATTCAAACTCAAATTAATGCTAAGGCTAATTCTTCTGACATAACAGAGTTAGCTCAAGATGCAGTTAATACAGCAATTGTAGCTGGTATTGGGCTTGATAAAGTCTATGATGATGCTGCAAATACAATAACATTAGATATTGATTCTACAGTAACAACAAACTCAGGAACACAAACTCTTACAAATAAAACATTAACCTCGCCAGTAATAAATGGTGCAACAATTGGAGGAAGCTTAGTTCCTTCTGCAAACGGTGTTTATGATCTCGGATCAGCTGCTAATAAATTTAAAGATTTATATTTATCTGGAGCAACACTTTATTTAGATGCAGCATCAATGCAGTTAAGTTCTGGAAATATTCAATTTAGCCACAGCGGAAATACAACAACAATTCCAGTTGGTGGCGGAGCACATACAGTAGTTACACGTGCAGGCTCAGAAACATTAACTAATAAAACTCTAACATCACCAGTAATTAATAGTCCAACTGGAATTACAAAATCTGATGTTGGATTATCAAATGTAGACAATACTTCAGATGCAAATAAACCAGTTTCAACTGCTACTCAAACTGCATTAGACCTTAAAGCAAATCTTGCTTCACCAACATTTACTGGAGTTCCTGCTGCTCCAACTGCAGTAGCTGGAACAAATTCAACACAAATTGCAACAACTCAATATGTAACAACAGCAATTTCAAATGTTATTAATGGTGCTCCAGGAGCATTAGATACTTTAAATGAGTTAGCTGCAGCATTAGGAAACGATGCAAATTATGCATCTACTATTACAAATGCACTTTCTCTAAAAGCACCACTTGCTTCCCCAACATTTACTGGCACTGTAACTCTTCCAACAGGAACAGTTACATCTGCAATGATTCTTGATGGAACAATTGTAAATACTGACATAAGTGCTACAGCAGCTATTGCAGCAACTAAAATTTCTGGTACTGCAGTAACACAAGCTGATACTGGAACTGTAACAAGCACAATGATTGCAGATGGAACAATTGTTGATGGTGATATAAATGCTTCAGCAAATATAGCTCAATCAAAAATTTCAGGATTAACAACTTCTTTGTCTGCAAAAGCAAATATTGCGTCTCCAACATTTACAGGCACAGTAACCTTACCGTTAACTACAGCAGGATATGTTAAAACTTCTGTAGCTGGCGTTATATCTTCCTCTGCAGCAATACCACAAGCAGACGTTACAAATCTAACAACAGATTTAGCTGCAAAAGCAAATTTAGCATCTCCAACATTTACTGGAACTGTAACACTTCCAGCAAATACTGTAACGAATGCTATGTTAGCAGGATCAATTGCAAATAATAAATTAACAAATTCATCTATTACTATAAATGGAACATCCGTAGCATTAGGCGGAACATATACAAATCCAGTAGCAGCACCTACAGTAGCAGGAATTGTATTTGGAAAAGTAGATACAACTAATTCAAACATAGGTATAGGTAGATTAGCATTAACATCAGTATTTGATGGTCAATATAATACAGCTTTAGGAGATGAAGCACTATCTGCATCTGTAAATGGAATAAATAACATAGCAGTAGGATATAGAGCTGGTGGATCAATAACAAGTGGAGAAGCAAACGTTATTATTGGTCGTTCAGCTGGTATTTTAGTAACAAACGGAAGCAATAATATTGTAATTGGAGATACTGCAAACGCAAGTAGCAATGCTGCAAGTAACGAAATTACTTTAGGTAATAATAGCATTACCAAATTTAGAATTCCAGGCATAGGCCTAGAAGCTACATCAGACAATGCTATTGTAACTAGACAAGACCAACAAACATTAACAAATAAAACATTAACTTCTGCATTATTAACAAATCCAACAATGACTGGTGCTGTAGTAGTTCCAGACCCAATTGAAGGACCTCATGCAGTAAATAGACAGTATTTAGAGGGAAGATTGTCAACCGCAGTCGGATCTGCAATTATGCCTCTAGATGATATATCGCCATCATTTGATGGTTCTGAATCGAGATTTAGGCTTACATTTAATGGAGCTACTTTCCAACCAGAAAATCCATATAAGCTTTTAGTAACGATTAATGGTATACTTCAGATATTGGGAAACCAAGATCAACATTGGCTAAGTTTGATTCCTGCCGACGGCTATTTCTTTGATGAAGAAGGATATATCCAATTTGGAGAACCAGTTCCAGTTGGGTCATCATTTGAAGCAAGATATATGTCAGGACCAGAGACTCAAACAGTCAGCAAATCTAGATATCCATTTAGAGCAGTGGATATATTTTTAGGAGATTAGAATATGGCAAGAAAAGTATTACTCGAAACGTCTTATACGTTTACTCCGTCAACACGGACTATTTCAATTCCGAAGACAATCTTAAAAGAAAGATTGCTTCTTATTACAAACGTAACCACAAACCAGGTTATTTATAATTTTTCAGATCCTAGCCTAGGAACAACTTCCTACTCAGCTACAACTGATTCAAACATGGTAGAAAATACCACAATGGTGCTTGAATTTAACACAGCATCTATGTCTTCAACTGATAAGCTTCAGTTTACAATTGATACATTTAATGAAAGCTTTACTCCAGCAGAAACACAACTGGATCCAACAAATAAGTTCCGTGTAACAACTCCACAGGCACTTATTGATACAGACTTCGAGTATGGAACACAGGTCTCAAAATGGGAAAATCTTGGTTTATATAACAATAGACCATTTGCATATGCAAGACCAACCCCAATTTCTAACGTTTCTTCTATTTCAATACCTCAAGATTCAAGAATTGTTACAGTAACACTTTCTTCAGGAACTGCTCCAGCAAATGGAACACCTATTTATGTTATTGATACCTTCTTGCAAATTGCTAATGGTAACTTTATTATTGAAAGCGGTGGAGGAAGCAACTCATTTACATACACTGCCTCCGCAAGAAACAGAACTTCAATTACTCAAATTCTAGATCCTAATAAAACAATTATTCAAGAAGGTGTATTGTTTAGCGGAGCACAAATTGGTGCTTCTGCAACTCTAACATACTCTGGTCGTAGAGTAGTTGCAACAACAACAATTCCTCATGGTCTTGCTCTAGGCAATGAGATTGTTGTATTGGGTGCAACAGCAACAACTAATCCACCAAATGGAAATCAAGAAGTTGCTCAAATTCTTAGCGCCACATCATTTGCATTCTATCATGATGCTGTCCCAACAGGAACAATTGGAGGCGGTATTTCAATTTATGTAAGACCACAGTCTTCATTCTTCCATAGACCACATGATGGTGGTGTTTTGTTTGGTACAAATGCTGGCTCAAACTATGCACAATGTATTCGTCAAACACGTCGTTATTTCCGTTACCAATCAGGTAAAGGCTTGCAGATGTCATCTGGTACAATTCTTAAGCCATATGCTGGAATTGAAAACATTACAAGTAATGGAACAACAACCGTAACTGTTCAAACAAAAGAAAAGCACAATTTAAATCCAGGAACAATTGTAAAGATTGGTGGATGTGATCAGTCAGCTTATAATGGAACATTTACAATTACAAACATCGTTAGTGCTGATAAGTTTGAATATACAGCGTTAAGCGTCCCAACAACAACAGTTGCAACTGGTGAATTTTATGCTTCAATTGAAGCATGGTGGGGATGCCAAAATAGACTTGGTGTATTTGATAACCAAAATGGTCTATATTGGGAGTATGACGGAACTAAGTTATATGCAGTTAGAAGAAATTCAACTTTCCAACTTTCTGGTAAAGTAACTGTTACTAACGGCTCTGCAACAGTTTTGCAGACAAGCGTAGAGTTCCCAACATATTTCTCAAAGCAATTAATTCCAGGAGACTTTATTGTTATCAGAGGTCAGTCATACAAGGTTCAAGATATTGCAACAGATACCTCTTTAACAATCACTCCAGCATATCGTGGCGCAAGCGCAACATATTGCATTGTTTCAAAGACACAAGAAAAAAGGATTCCACAGTCTGACTTTAATTTAGATAAGTTAGACGGAACTGGACCATCACAATATAACATTGATCTTTCAAAGATGCAGATGTTCTATATTGACTATACATGGTACGGTGCAGGATTTATTCGTTGGGGTGTGAGAGGCCCTAAAGGTGACGTAATTTATTGCCACAAGATGCCTAACAACAACGTAAATACAGAAGCGTATATGCGTTCAGGTAACTTGCCAGGTAGATACGAATCCTCTACAATGCCTCCATACACAATTATCACTCAGGATGTATTAACTACAGATACAGCTCTTACAGTAAGATCAACTGAAGGTTTCCCAAATAGCGGAACATTAGTTGTTAGAAATGCAACTACATATGAATATATGAATTATTCTGCAAAGTCTGCAACATCATTTACTGGATTAACAAGAGGTCGTGCAGGAAATGCAAACCTAAGTGTTACAATTTTAGCAGGAGCCAGTACAGGAACTGTTGCTGATGCAACTGGACTTCAGGTTGGACAAAGAGTAATTTCAGACTCCTTCCCAGAAGGAACATTTATATCTAATATAAATAACTTAACAATACAGTTCAGCAAAGCCGCTTTGACAGCAAATCCAACAGGAGTAATTGTTTCTCCAATGGGAGCTACATCAGCACAACTCTTTACATATATTGCAACAGCACCAACAATGGTTGAGTTGGCTTACCCATCATTTGCAGCTTCTATATCACACTGGGGTACCTCAGTTATTATGGACGGAAGATATGATGATGATAAGTCTCTCGTATTTACATACGGACAGAGAACTGCTACATCAATTTCTGCTGGTTCATCCAGAGCATTGTTCTCAATTCGTGTAGCACCATCTGTAGATAATGGTATTGCAGCAGCCTTTGGACAAAGAGAACTTATTAATAGAATGCAGTTAACATTAAGAGCTTTGGATGTTGCCGCAACAACATCTACAGGAACTCCACAACTATTGGTTACTGCAATTCTAAATGGTTTACCAAGCTCAGCAGTTGCATGGACAAATGCTGTCGGTAACGTTTCTGGAGTTGCAAACTCATCTCTTGCACAGATTGCAGATTATAGCTCAGCAGGTAACATAACAATATCTGGTGGAGAAACTACAGGTGGTTTCTTCTTAGGATCAAATGCATCTTCAATTGATCTATCAACAGTTAGAGATCTTGGAAACTCAATTATTGGAGGAGGTTCAGCTAACTCAAATGCTAACATCTATCCAGACGGACCAGATACTTTGACAATTGTTGTACAAAATCTTGGTAGCCAGACAGCATCTGTGTTCGGACGACTATCCTGGACAGAAGCTCAGGCATAAGAGGAGCAAAAAATGGCTCTTAATAAGGGTAAGTTTAATTACGATGCCGACCTACAGGTAAACTCTATATCTGTAAAAGGGTCTACGGGATTAAATGGCCAGACAACTTTAGCTGGTACAGTAAGACTAACTGGGTCTCTCGATTTATCGGGAGGCACAGTTAGTTTTGCAGATGGGGTACAATCAAAACAAGGTGTCCCATCATTAACTCCAATTAATACACAATATTATAGCTATACCCTAGACAGCTTGTCATTAAGAGATACTATCATTGATATGAGAATGACTGTTGCAAATACTATTACAATTCCAACAGACGATGTTTTAAATTTTCCAGTTGGAACAACAATAGATATTCTTCAGTCTGGAACAGGACAAACTTCTGTTCAAGGAGCAACTGGTGTAGTATTAAACTTTACACCAGGAAGAAAATTAAGACTACAATGGTCAATGGCAACATTATTAAAAAGAGATGCCAACACTTGGCTTCTATTCGGAGATTTAACAGCGTAAGAAAGGTATAAAAAGTGGCAAAAAAGGTTGGTCGTAAAACGCAAAGCTCTGGCGAATTTGAAATGCCAGTTCCACCAATCAACGTAGTTGTAACAGATGTAGGAACAAACAGACCTTTTAATAATGCTGCAGGTGTAGTTACTTTTGATTATCCACCAAATCAGTTACCAGTTGTAAGCTATACAGCTGTAATTAATTGTGGAGCACAAGGAACATTCACAGAATTTGGAACCTCATCGCCAATAACAATTGTTGGAATACCACAAGGCGCAACGGGAACAGCAACAGTAACAGCAACAAATGTAAATGGAACATCTGTCCCATCAGATCCAAGTCAGCCAGCCACATTTACAACTGTTCCGTCAGCACCTACTGGGGTTACTGCTTCATCTACAACAACTGGCCCAGGACATACACAGGCAGACAATAGAGGTCAAGATGTTGTTACATGGAACGCTTCTACAAGCGGAGGAAAACCATTAACTAAATATGTTATAACTTCTTCGGACACTACAACTCAGCCAGGAGGACTTGCTTCTCCTTATGAAGTTGTTGGAAATCCACCAGCAACTACAATTAGTATTAGAGAAACAATGGGAACTACTCAGGTTTATACAGTAGTTGCACATAATGCAAATGGACCATCTTTACCAGCATCAAGTGGATCCGTAACAACATTCTTCTCCCCACCAAGCTTCTTTGCACCACCTAACTTTTTTGCCCCACCAAATTTCTTTGCGCCTCCTAACTTCTTTGCGCCTCCTAACTTCTTTGCGCCACCCAACTTCTTTGCACCACCTAACTTCTTTGCGCCACCACTATTCTTTGCTCCACCTAATTTCTTTGCGCCGCCAAGCTTCTTTGCGCCGCCAAATTTCTTTGCGCCGCCTAACTTCTTTACGCCACCAAACTTTTTCTCTCCACCACTATTCTTCTCCCCACCAAGATTCTTTGCGCCACCAGGATTCTTCTCCCCACCAGGATTCTTTTCTCCGCCAGGATTCTTCTCTCCTCCAGCATTCTTCTCCCCACCAAGATTCTTTGCGCCACCAGGATTCTTCTCTCCACCAAGATTCTTTGCGCCACCAACTTTCTGCATACCAGCTGAAACAAATGTTTTGACGGCAGAAGGATATAAGAAGGCTAAAGACATAGTAATAGATGATAATTTAGTAACAGTTATGTTTAAAGAATTTCCAAAGGGTGATGAAAATTGTTCATTTGGAGTTGTTACTCAAGATTGTATTTATGAATCAGTTATTTGGTCACAAAAAGAATTATCAGAGCCAGAAATTCTTGAATCAAAAGTATTCCATATTGAAAAAAGAGAATATGATTATATTGTAAGAATTAATGATGATGAAAAATATGATTTATCTCAAAATGAACAGATTATTATAAAAAGAAATCATAAATATATAGTTCCAGCTACTATTGATATAGAGACTGGCGATGAAATGTTGGTTTATATTGATGGTAAGCTTGAACATATTAAAATTGAATCAATTCAAACATTACCTAAAAAAACTGATGTATATTTAATATACAGAGAGCCATGGGGCTTAATTGTTGCTGAATCAATGTTAGCCTATAATGGATGTGCTATAAAATCATTGACTGATTAATAATTAAATGTTATTATAAGCAATATGATTTACAATAAAGAGCAAATATATCCAGGGATCTGGAGATACCCAGACGTCTTTAAAAAAGATCTTAATCTTATTTCTAGAATTGAAAAAGTAATAGAAAATAAAGAAGCAGGTTGGAATAGGTCTCAGGTATCTTTAGAAGAAACCGATTTAAGTTATAGAGATTGCCAAGATTTTAAATTGTCTGCTTTAGGCAAAGACCATGACTTATATAAAGATATATATAATGTTCAATATGAGCCAGTACAAGATTTTTGTAACATGTACTCAATTAAAATGGATTTTTGGGAATGGACTAATATTATAAAATATTATCCAAATCAATTTTTCCAAGAGCATGCAGATGACGGGTGGTCTTATAAGTGTGCAGTATCTTTAGTTGGGTATCCAAATGATGATTATGTTGGTGGCGGGTTATTATTTCCAAAACTAGATGTATTTATTCAACCTAAATTTGGAGATTTAATAATCTTTCCATCATCTTTTATTTATTCACATGTTGCCTTACCAGTAGAATCTGGAATTAAGTATTGTTTTGTTACTATGCTAGACTATAATGACGATGCTCATACAAAAGAGTATGACGACTATGTAGACAATAAACATAAAAAGAAATGAGATAAAATGTTACCAAATGCTGAAACCATATATCCTGGAATTATTGTTTACCGCAATGTGTTTCCAAAAGAATATAGATTTGCTGAAAGGCTAGAGGCTGTTCTTTCAAAGACAGAAGGAAAGAAGCATTGGAACCTAGCTCAGGTTGGATATGATAACTTAAATAAAGATTATAGGGATGCTTGGGATTTTAAGATTAAAGAAAATAATGGCGGATCTTTAATGCTAGGAAACGGTGTGCATGTTGAACCAGAAGATTTTACTGAAGATGAAATAGAATTAAGACAAATTTGGAGAGAAGCAAAAGGGCTACAATTAGCAGCAGTAGCTGATTATATGAAAATGTTTCAACTTCCACCATTGAACTATTGGGAGTCTTTTAACTTTATTAAATATGCAAAAGATCAACACTTTCAAGTACATTCAGATCATGGTTATTCGTATGTATGCGTCTTATCTTCAGTAGGATATATAAATGATGACTACGAAGGCGGAGAATTATTTTTTGATAAACTTGGCGTTAATGTAAAACCAAAAGCTGGAGATTTATATTTATTTCCATCATCATTTATTTATTCTCATGCAGCTATGCCAGTAAAATCTGGAGTAAAATATTCTGTAGTAACTATGTTAGATTATCAGGAAGCTCCACATACTCCTTTGTATAGAGAGATAGAAGCAAGTTACGAATATAACCATATAACAGAAGGAAAGAAGTTTGTGCCAGCAGAACAGAGAGTTTTATGATAAATTTAAATGTTTATAAAGTTTCTGATAATGCAGCAAACATAGCTCCTCTTTCTGCAAAGCGTGATTGGATGGACGCTACTGCAGAAAAACATGCATATAGATGCTTTCCTCTTACCCTAAGCAATCAATTAGGGTGGGGACTTTCTTTTCCAGAAGATATTACATTTATGTGGGACGGTCAGATAACAACTTATCCAGATAATGTAAAGGTACTAGCAGGAGAAAAATATTGTAAAACAAGTAGAGGACACGCAGTAATTAATTTTGAAACTGATTTAATATTTAGAACTGATCCAAATTACACGCTGCTTTCATTTCCAGTACCAAATCAATTTGTTGATGGAGCTCAAGCAGTAACAACATTATTAAGTTCATCATTTTTTGAGGGGCCATTAACTGTTGCATGGAAAATTACAAAACCATTTTCTCCAATAACAATTAAAGCCAATGAACCTTTTATTGCAATAATGCCAATATCTCTTACTGAGTTAAATAACTCAACAGCAAATATGTATCCAGGCCACATGGCTCCTACAATTGAAAGAGAAATTCCTCTCACATTAGAAGGAGCTATGGAAGCAGCAGCAAAAGCTAATGCAGCTGGAGAATGGACAGATTACTATAGAGATGCTGTTGACTATATGGGGAATAAGCTTGGAGAACACGAAGTAAAAGCAATTAGACTAAATGTAGAAAAGAAGTTTTAATGAAAATAACTTTTAATTCTAACAGATCATATAACACAGAAAACACAGTTCCAAAGCCTGCTAAAAAAACAACCCCAGAATGGTTTAAAAATGCAAGCAAATACTGGACTGATGAAAATGGCGTACCAATTAAGATGCCACCAGAAAACGAAAAAGGTCCAGGGTTTAAGTCTTGTCCAGCCTTACATGATATATTTACTTCTGGTTATATGTTTACAACTCCTTGCGACATTAGCGTATTTGAATATGAAGGTGTTGTTTATGCTCAGCCCGAATTGGGATTTGAAGGTTTTTGTGAAATAAGACCTCATATGGGTGAATTTCATTATCCAGAAGGATATTATAAATTTGGCTATCATTGGTATCCAAATTGGGGATTTACTCTACCAGAAGGATATAGTGCACTTGTAGTTCAACCTATAAATCACTTTGAGTTACCTTTTTTAACAACAGCAGGTATAATTGATAGTGATAAGTATGGGGCACCAGGTCTTATACCGTTTTTCATTCGTGAGGGTTTTACTGGGATTATTAAAAAGGGAACCCCGTATGTTCAAGTTATTCCATATAAGAGAGAAACTTGGACATCTGAATTTAACCTTTTTACTGAAGAAGAAATGATAAAAAGGCATGAGGCGCACACAGCAATTTATAGAACAACAGAAGGTGGAGTCTATAAAAGAGAAACTTGGGTTCCAAAAAAATATGAATAGGAGAAAAAATGCATAAGAGTATATCAGACATAAGAGATCATAGAACATCAATAACTCCATCTGGATATTTTGGTTCAGGTAAAGAACATATTGTTGAGGTAGAAAATTTTTTAACAGATGAAGAGTGTGAGTATTTATTAAACTATACAAAGAATAATACCATTTGGGATGGCGGAGAAGATGTATATAATGAAAATGGTACTATTATCTATCAGCATAATGTTTGGAAAGATCGTGTAGCCACAAAAGCATCTTTAGAAAAGGGTGATCCAAAAGTTGTAACTATGCTAGAAGAAATTATTGAAAGACTTAGACCAGTTATTGAGGATCATTTTGATGTAGAAGTTTTGCCAACAGGGCCATGTTTAGTAAGATGGCCAGTAGGATCTATGCAGTGGCCACATGCAGATAAAGAGTTGCATGAAGGTCCTGATGCTGGAAAGCCTGGAAACTTCCCATGGTATGACCTTGGAACAATATTTTATTTAAACGATGATTACGAAGGTGGCAGACTACATTTTCCAAAACAAGATGTTGCAATTAGACCTAAGAAAAAAGCTGCTTACTTTTTTCCAGGAGATTTAAATTATATTCATGGAGTAGATGTAATTACAAGTGGAGTAAGATATACATCCCCTTGGTTTTGGACAATTACAAAATTAGGAAGGAACAAGTAATGCCAGACTATACAACAAAAACTTTATACCCTAGAATAGAGGTATATAAGGGTTTGCTGCCAGACCACAAAGAAATTTTTGAAGTTATTAAATCAACTGAAAATGGTACTGGAGAGCATTATTTTAATGAGTGGACTAGATGGAGTGCTTTTGGTACATACGCTAGTACAAAATTTAAAGGTGCAGTTCAAGATCAATTAGGTAAAAATGAAACATTTGATAAGGAATACTGGGCAGCAGAAACTGTTTATGATGCATATAATATTGCAATAAAAGACTATATCGCAAAATATAATGTAGAGTTGCCAGAAAAATGTGAGCTTGGATCTTCTTCATTTTGTAAATATGATACAAACGTAGATACCTTAAAAAATAATCTAACTATGCAATATCATACAGACTTTAAGCAAAGCGAAAAAGACATGCCTGGTAGACAGTTTTTCTTAACATGCACAGTTTACATAAACGATGATTACGAAGGTGGAGAAATTGAGTTCTATGTAGATGGAGAATTTGTTCCAGCCTATAAGCCAGAAGCTGGAGATATTATGGTGTTCCCTTCTGGAGAGCCATATTATCATGGAGTAAGAACAGCAACTAGGGGCAACAAATATCTAATTAGAAACTTTATGATCTACCCATATCCAGGTTCGCCAGAATGGCTTGCTAATCAAATAGAGTATGGGGCTATAAAGTGGTTAGAAATGGAAAAGAAAAGAGTAGACGCAGATATTTATGGTGGAAACCTTGTATTTAGAAATGGAGTAAAGGTAGAACCAACTAAAGAAGAAATTGATGTTCATATGGACTATCTTGCTGAAAAAGAAAAGACTGAATGCTAATGGAAATTGTATCTTTAAAAGATGATGTATTTGTAGTAGACAATCTAATTACTGATCAAGAGTGCAAAGCTATCATAGCGTATCTTGATAAGATAGTTGAAGCTGGCTACCTAGACTGGAATCAAATTTCATTTTATGGATCATTTGCTATGGGATATTGGCCATACGATGATAATCTTCTTTTATTTGGATTGCCAAGAGATTACTTTTCACAACTAAAAGAAAAAATTAAAAAGGCTGGAGAAGAGTGTTTCGGTAGAGAGTTGTCAGAGGTAAGTTATCACGCTCAAAAGTGGGTGGAAGGAGCATTTGCTGGATTCCACTCAGATAATACTCATGAAGACGGTAGCCCTTCCGCTTTTTATAAAAGCAAGTATGCTGGATTTTTGTATTTAAATGATAATTTTAATGGTGGATTTTTAAACTTTAAACATCATGATATTACAATAAAAGCAAAGCCAGGAAGACTAGCATTTTTTAAGGGTGGTCATGGAAATGAGCATGAGGTAACAACAGTTAGAAATGGCGAAAGATATACTGTGGGTTCTTTTTGGGACAACGCAGACGCTGTGTACACACCAGAACAAATTGCAGAATGGGAAGCCGAATTAAAGCAGACCAGAGCAGAACAAGAAGAAACATATAAAGAGTGGGAAGAAAACACTAAGAAAGGTTTGATTCCACAATATAAAGGTAAGTATGAATAAACAAGTTTTACACCCAGACATATATTACTACACTAACATTATTCCTAATGTTAATGAATTAATAAAAGAAATTGAAGACATGGATGCTAATCAGTCTTTTGGGTCTCAAATATCTAAATGGGAAACTTGGACACCTCATTCAAGTCCAGACGTAATTTATGGAAAAGTTAAGAGAGCATATCTAAACCTGTTTGCAAATAACAACGACGTAGATAGACATAACTCAAAAGTTTGTTCAATGGTGTCATATCTTGCTTTGACTATGGCAGAAGAATATGCAAAAGATCACGATATGGATCTAGGATATCTACCAGTTTATTTTGGAATAAATAAATACGATGTTGGCGTATATATGGGCCCTCATGTTGATTCTGGGTATGGCGCAGATGACAAGTCTTCTGTTTCAATGGTAATTTATTTAAATGACGAATATGAAGGAGGAGAAATTGAGTTCCCAGACCATGGCATATCAATCAAGCCAGAGGCAGGCAGCGCAGTAGTTTTCCCATCAGTTGGATGTTTACATGATCCAAAACCTACTACTTCTGGAACCAAGTATATGATTCCGTTGTTTTTCTTTACAAGATAAATAATGGTATATAATATTAAATATGTCCTATCAACTAAAAGTAATTAAAGACAACCCAGTAGGTTTCTGGCATTTAGATGAAACCTCTGGAACCACTGCTGTCGATTACTCTGGATGCCAAAATAATGGGACTTACGTAGGGGTAATATCTCAAGATATACTGCCTTTAGTTTCTGGTGGGTCTGTAGGAACAAAGATTACAAATACTTCTTATGTTAATTTTAATGTAAATAAAAATTATTATGGAGTATCCGCAGGCGGAGGAATGGCAAAGTCAGGGTCTTCAGATAATGATTTTTCTATTGAAGTCTGGGTATACCCTAAGATATCCTCATCCTCAAGAACAATTATTTTTGCAGATAATTCAAATGGAATAGGTCTTTACTATGAAAAAGGATCAATTGTATTTAAGCTTCAAAATGAAGAGTTATACTATACACTAAATTATTTAGACAAAGCAGTTCATTTAATTGGAGTATACTCTACCTCTTCAATGACTTTATATGTTGACGGGTACCCAGTTGCTTCAAAAACATTAGAGGATTTTAAATTTACTAATAGCTCATTCTCGCCATCATTAGGCCCCACAACAATTTCTACAGACTACTTTATAGCAGACGCACCAGCTATTTATAGGTATGGATTAAATCTAATTCAATGCCTTGATCATTTTAAAAACGGATCTTCAAGCATAAATCCTCTCCACGTAGTAAAACCAGACGGCGGTAAGCTATTTACATTAAATGATGAAAACATGGATGTTCTTTTTAAATATGAATATACTGAAAATAAATTTAGAAAATTAATTACAGAAGATGTATATTATAATAATGAGCAAAATTATATTTCATTTTACAGAACAGACGATGTTCAAGCAAAAGAATTTATTATTAATGACATATTGATGGTTCCGCTACAACTACCAATATCTTCTTCTAAAATAGAGTGGCGTGGTAATAATGGCATATCTGTAGAGGTAAGCTCAGATGGAATTACATATAGTCCATGTGTAAACGGAGCGGCTATCCCAGGATATACTAAAGAGTCAGCAATAACACCAGGACCACTTTATATTAAAATCACAATGTCAACATCTGACGCATCTAAATATTTACCAAAGTTATCTTTATTTAGAATTAGATTCTATGCCAACAAAGATGTTTATGCAGATAACTATGGATTTAAAATAACTTCAAATAAAGAATATAGCCTAGGATCTTTTAACTTTCCAATACTTTCAAGGCATTTAACTAATGGTCTTAAAACATCTTCTACAGGAGGTTTTAAAATACCCGTAGATGAGGCTGTAAGGTCAATAGAGATGTTTTTAACACCCTCTGCACTTTCTGCTACGACATTAGTATCAACTGTCGCAAACGGCTCATATGCGGCTTCTAACCTATCTTGGAATGGCTCTGGAACAATATCTAAAACTAATATATCAAAAATATACATAAATGGCGTAGACAAGACAGCACAAACAAATATATCTAATCTATTAAATGTTGACAATATGAGTCATATTGTATTGGTATTTTCAAATCCAGTTTCTGGAGATATTTCTTTTAATAGCTCTGGACCCTCAAATCTTTATAATTGTCTAGCAATATATCAAACAGAACTAGCATTATCTAAAGCTTTAAGCCATTTTAATCTTTATATTGAAAGACCAGGGGTTAGATCAGAAGATACGTCACTTACGATTACCGAATCGGCTCCTCAATATTATAATAATGACTGGGTTGTGTTTTCAACAATATAATTTGTCACATTCTTGTACCAAAATATGGACTTTGGTCGTATAAGATGGTAGAATGATATCCTATGGACCTTAACAAATTAAGCACAAAAGTTATTGACGAAGAGAGCACACTAGGCATATATGTCTGGGAGATGCCTGATGGAAGGTGGATCGGAGATGATGAGGGCAACTTCTTATCAATAACATCTAAAAAGGGAAACAGATCTCGTATAGATGCTTTAGCTAGAGAAGTCAGATCTTATGGTATTTATGATGGTCAGCCAAAATTTTTGTCAGGAAGAAGAAAGATTGATGACGAAGAGTTTGAGCATCAAAAGCAAAGACTCGAATGGGGCTTGGTTCCAGATCCATTGGATATTGGCAACTATAAAGATGAAATGAAAAAGTGGGGCAAGAAATGATCTCTATCGAAGAAGACGACAATAACCAAAACATAATTGATATAACAAATACATCAGACTGGTTCTCTTTTAAAAAAGAAGAAATTATTTCTGATCCATTTGCTGTAGGCTTAGATGAATTAAAAAAGGTAAAAGGACTTGGAGCTTCTTTTAGAAGAAAAGTAAATAGAGATTTTTCAAAAGCTCTTACTGGTCAAGATGGTGCTAAGACACAACAAAATCTTTTGGCACAAGCAATTACTGGTTATGCAATGTTTGATCTTATTGAGCCTCCATATAACCTTGAATATTTATCAAAAGTTTATGAAATTTCTACATACAACTATGCAGCAATTAATGCTAAGGTTGCAAACATCGTAGGACTTGGTTACGATTTTATTGAAACAAAGAAAACAAATGATGCATTTGACTCTATTACAGATGAAAAACAACTAGAAAGAGCACGTAGAAAGTTAAATAAGTTAAGACAGGATTTACATAACTGGCTAGATGAAACTAATGATGAAGATACATTTACTCAAACTTTAATTAAGGTGTATACTGACTTAGAAGCTACTGGAAATGGTTTTATTGAAATTGGCAGAACAGCAACAGGCAACATAGGATATATTGGACACATCCCAGCAAAGACTATGAGAGTTCGTAGATTAAGAGATGGGTTTGTTCAGCTTCTTTACGGTAAGGCAGTGTTCTTCAGAAACTTTGGAGATTCTAATACTGAGAATCCTATTGCTGGACAAGAAGATCGACCTAATGAAATTATACATTTAAAGAAGTATACTCCAATGAACAACTACTATGGTATTCCAGATATCATAGCTTCACAAATTGCTCTTACTGGAAATGAGCTTTCTGGAAGATACAACTTAGATTATTTTGAAAATAAAGCTGTTCCAAGATATATTATTACTGTTAAGGGTGCAAAGCTTTCCCCAGAGTCTGAGCGTAAATTATTAGAATTCTTCCAGGTTGGTCTAAAAGGCAAAAACCATAGATCTTTGTATGTTCCACTTCCAGCTGATACCCAAGATTCAAAAGTTGAATTTAAGATGGAGCCAATTGAAGCAGGAAATCAAGAAGGCTCGTTTGAAAAATATCGTAAATCAAATAGAGATGAAATATTGTTAGCCCACAGAGTTCCAATAAATAAAATTGGAGTTCCAGAGGGAGTTAGTCTTGCATCAGCCAGAGACGCAGATAAGATGTTTAAAGAGCAGGTATGCAGACCAGCACAATTAATTCTTGAAAAGAAAATAAATAAGATATTTGAAGAAAAAACAGATGCCCTAGTACTTAAATTCAATGAATTGACCTTGACAGATGAAGATACTCAGTCCAAGATTGACGAAAGATATTTAAGAATGCAGGTAATTACCCCTAATGAAGTTAGAATTAGAAAGGGTATGATTCCTTTAGAGGGCGGGGATAAGGTTGTAGACCTTCAAGCCCAGGCAGCAGAAATTAAAGCTCAAGCCATGAATAGTAGACAAAGGTCTCAGGATAGAGAGGCAAATGCCCCAGATGTTTCTGGAGAAGGCCGAAATGCCAAGGGCGACGGACGGCAAGTCGACTAGACCTAGTTAACTATTATTTGCGTTATGATATATAAAAGTATAAAATAAAGCATATGAATATTGAGAAATCTTTATGGTCTAGCCACGGCGACAACATTAGCTTGTCTGTGCCTTTTACTAAGGTCAACCGTGAAAAGAGAACTGTGTCTGGATTTGCAACGTTAGACAACGTTGATCAAACTGGAGATATGGTTACAGCCGAAGCTTCTTTAAAAGCATTTGAAAATTTCCGTGGCAATATTCGTGAGATGCATGGATCTAATGCAGTTGGTAAGATGGTTTCATTTAAACCAGAAACATTTTATGATCCAAAGAGCGGAGAATTTTATAATGGAGTATATGTCGATGCATATATTTCAAAAGGCGCACAAGACACATGGGAAAAGATTCTTGACGGCACACTATCAGGATTTTCTATTGGCGGAAAAATTATCGAGTCAGATAATGAAGTAAATAAGTCTACAGGTCAAACAGTAAGATTTATTAAAGATTATGCATTGATGGAGTTGTCAGTAGTAGATTCTCCAGCAAATGAACTTTGTAACATTCTATCCATTCAAAAAATGAATGGTCAACTTTTATTTAAAGGGATTGCTGCAGAGACAGTAACAGAAAATATTTTCTATTGCGAAGATAGTGATTCAGTTTTTCTTTCAACAGAAAAAACATTTGAATCGCCAGTATCTGGAAAGCCAGCAGAGCTAATAGGTTGGGTTGAAAAAACAGATGTCAATAAAGCAAAAGAAATACAAAAGATTCTTGATGCACATAAGCAATCAAGATTTACGTTGCCTGATACACAATTAGCAAAACAGGCAAACGCAGAAGGAGGTAACGAAGTGTCAGAAAATACAGAAGCAGTAGCAGTCGTTGAAGAAACAGCTGTAGCTGCAGAAGAAACACCAGTTGCTGCAGAAGTAGTAGCTGAAGCTCCTGCTGAAGCAGTAGCAGACGCTTCTGCCGAAACTCTGGAAAAAGCAGCCGACGTATCAGAAGTTGAGGTTGATGAACCTGATTTTGCAAAGATGTTAGGCGATCTTAAAGGCTTTTTCTCAGACACTCTTACAAAGGCATCAGAAGCAAATGCTGCTCAGGTTTCCGCTATTAAAGAAACAGTAGAAACATTTAGCAAGAGCGTTGATGCAAGAATTTCAGAGTTGGCAGAACAACACACAGCATTATCAAATGCTGTAAATGACATCAAGAGCACGATTGATGGTGTACAAAAGCGTGTCGATGCAGTAGAATCAGAGACTGCAATTAAGAAGTCCTCGGACCTTGGCGGGTCTCAGGAAGTAACAATCAAGAAATCCAAATGGAACGGTTCTTTCCTCGGTTCCGTGAATGATATATTCAACTAAAATAAGGTAGGTGAAAAATAAATGAGCAATGAAACATTAGAGAAAGCAATTGCCGCTGGCACAACAGCCACTGGTACATTTGCCTCTACAACTGGTGGTACAGGTGTACACGTAGCCTCTGAAAACGGCAACGGTGGTCTCCTCAATCCAGAACAGTCTGCTCGCTTCCTTGATTACATGTTCGATGCAACCGTTATCGGTAAAGTAGCACGTACAGTTCGAATGAAGGCAGACACAACCGAGATTGATCGTATGTCCGTTGGTGAGAAGCTTATGAAGCTTGCAACCGAAGGTGATAATGATGCTGCTAACTCAGCAGTAACTTTCTCAAAGATCTCTCTCACAACAAAGAAGCTTCGTATGGATTGGGAACTTTCAACAGAGTCTCTTGAAGACAATATTGAAGGTGCTGATCTAGAAGATCATATTGCACGTTTGATGGCAACACAGGCAGGAAATGACATCGAAGATGTTATTCTTAACGGTGACACAGCCCTCACAGGTGATGCACTTTACAAGTCATTTAATGGTGTTGTAAAGAAGGCAAAGACCAGTGCACACGTAGTTGATGCAGCAGGAGCTAATATCTCCCGTGCAGTATTCAACTCAGCGCTAAAGGCACTTCCTCGTAAGTACAAGCAGCGCCGTACAGATCTTAGATTCCTATCAGGTTCAAACTTGATCCAGGATTATCTATATGCAACTTCACAAAACATTCAAAATGTTAACCCACAAGATATTGCATCTGGCATTATCCGTGGTGATGTCCCAGTTCTTGGAGGTCCAGCAGGATACGTAGCACCATATGCTTTCGGTATTCCAATTGTTGAAGTTCCACTTCTTCCAGAGACACAAACTGGTTCATACTCAGGAGCAGCTGGTTCACACGGTGATATCCACTTGACATTCCCAAATAACGTAGTTATTGGTATCAAGCGTGACGTAACTGTTTACCGCTTCTTCTGGCCACGCAAGGACAGCATCGAGTACACTCTATACACACGTGTAGGCGTACAAATCGAGCAGGCTGACGCTTGGGTAGTCGTTAAGAACGTTAAGGTCGCTTCATAATTTAATTTTTGAAGTAGATTTGCAAGAAAGGCCCCTAATTTTTATTAGGGGCTTTTCATTTAAATTTATCAATGCTATAATTGAATAACCTAGACAAAGGAGATTATATGTCTTTTGAAGCGTTAAAGGTCGCAGAGCTAAAGCAAATTGCAGAAGATTTTGCGGTTGAAGTAGAAGGATTAAAAAACAAAGCGGACATAATTGCTGCCCTATCAGAAGAAGGAGTTACTTGGTCTGTTTACCAAAAAACTCAAAAAGATTTAGAAGAAGCAGAAGACGTAGCAGATGAAATCCTTCCAAGATTTGATTCAAAAAAAGAAATTGCTAAAGATGAAGTATTAGTAAGAATGACTAGAGAAAACTTTAGATATGACATAATGGGATATACTTTTACCAAAGACCATCCATTTGTTGCTATGTCTGAAGAAAAAGCTCAGGAAATTTTTGACAAGGAGGAAGGATTTAGATTAGCTACTCCAAAAGAAGTACAGGAGTATTACTCTTAATCCATTTAAATGGAACTGTTAGTAAACACAAATCCAGGAATTGAGCACAAAGTATTTTGGCGAGGAGAGTCCGTTGATGCTGATGCTATGCCAATTGTTACAGTCTATGACGTCACCCTAGACCCACTAACTGTTCCACCAATTCCAGTAAATTCTGTTTTATACACATTAACTGCTGAAAAAGTAGAAACAGATATAGGTGTATATCAGGTATTTCTTCCACTTGAAGCAACTTCAAAAAGTAGAGATCTTAAGCTGTCGTGGTCATATTCTATACAAGGGCAACCAGTAACCAAAACTCATAAACTTTATGTTGTTACTCCATATGTAGATGTTGCACAAGCAATAGATGCCCTTGGGCTTGGGTCAGACCCATCTGATCCAAATTATAAAACTTATAAAGAATTACTTACTGCAGAAAGATATGCAAGAAAAATTATAGAAAATGTTACCACACAAAACTTTTATTTATATGAAGACACATATATTGTGTATGGAAATGGAACTGATGTTTTACCATTACCTCAAAAAATAAATAGGCTTTATGAGCTATATGTAAATGATGTTTTATTAATAGATAATATCTCTACACCAGCAGTTAATAATTGGGGGTACTCTACAATAATTTCAGAAAGTTCATTTGGAATAAGAATTAATCGTGGAGACATGTTAGATAATACAGTTTATGTTGCAAACGGAATGATTCCTCCAACAATTAATGATTCTTCTGGAGTTTTTAGAGAAAAAACTCCATATAAAGTTCGTGGAAGATTCGGATGGGAAGAGATCCCAGATGAAATTGAATTAGCATGTATTGAATTAATGAGAGATTATTTTTCTAAAGATAAAACATGGAGAAATAAATATCTAAAATCTATACAATCATTTGATTGGAGTTTTGAATATAGTTCAGAAACATTTAGTGGCACTGGAAACAGCTATGTTGATAAACTCCTTCAGCCTTATGTCTTAACTCAGATGGTTATAGTGTAATGTATGATATTGTTGATTCAATTCTTACAATGTCTGCAGATGTATACAGACAAATAAATACTCAAAATGAAGATACTGGTGAAATAAAAAAAGAGTGGACTTATTATAAAACAATACCTTGCCACGCAAAAGGAAACATAAGCAACTCTTCATCAAATACAAGATCTGGAAATCAACAGTCATTTGGAGCAAAATATAATAATGAACAAGTTTTACAAGTTAGAACAAATGAAAGATTAACATATAGAGTTAAATTAACAAACATAAAAGATTCAACAGGAAAAGTTATTTGGGCAGAAATAAATTTTCCAACAGAAACACCAACCGTATTTGAAATTATTGGAATAACCCCCATGACTGATCCTTTTGGAAATATTGTAGGATATAACAATACAGTAATGAGATCGGAAAATCAACAAATTGGATACTAGCCCATTATTAGTACAAGCTGCCAGCGGATTGCAAAGAAATTTATCTGGCGCAAAGGGAACGGTTTTAAAAGATAGCACCGTAGCCCAGATATCTGCTGCAATATATTATCAAGCAACAACAATAGCAAAGGTTACTACAAATAAAGGTTTTCAAGAAAAGTTTAGAACTATTTTATTTAAACAAATAGAAAAAGATTTTTCTGAATATATAGATGCACAGGCAAGATCAAATCCTAAATCTTTACATCATATGTATGAATGGAAAAGGGTAGGACAAAGCAATAGCAGATTGTTTAAGCTAGTAGTAAACTCTGCAGAAGGTCTTTCATTTTCAATAAAAGCAGATTTTCTTTTATCAAAAAGCATGGTTCCATCTTCTATTGGAAAATCTAGATATGTATTTGCAAACAAGGCAAGTGTAATGGAAGCAGGCAATCCTATTGTTATTAGACCACGCAATGCAAAAAGATTAGTATTTAAAATAGATGATGATATTGTATTTATGCCAGAAGGAAGATCTGTTACTGTTAGAAAACCAGGTGGAGGCAAAGCTTCAGGAAGATTCCAAATCGCCTATGCAAGATTCTTTACAGGGAACCTAGTAAGTCTTTCTATTAAAAGATCTGGATTCCAGCAAATATTTTCATCAAATCTTGGAAAGGCATTAAAGTTGCCATTTGATGTAAAAAAAGTTAAATATTCTTTTTCTGCAAATAGTTTAAATGCTCAATCAGATACTGCATTAAAGATGGCATTCGGAGGATAAAATGACAATAGATTATAAAATAGATATGATGTCTGATTTAAGAAAGCATTTGTGGAGCGGACTTACTAGTGCTAATATATTTAACGAGGAAGATTATTATAGCGAAAATTTAAATGCTAATATCGTCCCCATACTTCCAGTCCAGCAGCAGCCAGAGCTTGACCAATTTTTAAGTGGTAAAAAGCACATCATATATGACAAGATAGGAATGTCATATGAAGAGAACTGGGTTATATGTTGCGAGCAGATACTACTAACAATTTATGCTACAGACTATTCTGAAATAGCAGAAATTAGGAACTTTATAACGGATCAATATAGAAGAATGGATGAGTCAGCAGCAGACACAAATAGATTTTCTGGCATTTCCAATAAGTTTAAATTTTACAGTATATTCATAGCAGACATTTCAGAGACCTCCCCATCTGAAGAGCTAGCTGGGTTTTTCTCATCAGACATAGTTTTAGAGGTCAAATACTCAAGGCACGTAGGCACAGACGGCAGATTTTTATGATTTGCCTTGGGGCAGATTATACATTAAAATTATCCTAGAGGAAAGGGCCTAGCCAGCCAAGATCGAAAGATTGAAACAATAATATATATATATATTCTTGAAAACAGGAGGTAAGAAATAATGGCATTTAACTCAGCCAAAAATATTCTTGTCGGTGCATCACCTCTCTATATTACAAATGCTGATTCAACAGCAGGTGCAAACTATGTTGAAAATATGGAGCCAGGCGTATCACGAGTAGGCGCAACAGGTAAGAAGGATAAAGTTCCAGCTTACAATGCTGCAGCATCTTATCGTGTAACTCTTGATGCAGGACAAAATGACACAGAGAACGCATACCGTAACGTAGGTTATACAAACAATGGTCTTCAGATCACATATAACCCAACATACGATTCCGTTACTGTTGACCAGTTACTTGATACAGCTAAGCTGTTCAAGTCTGCGATGGAAGTTATGATTGCAACAGAAATGGCCGAAGGTACACTAGAAAACGTTCTAGTTGTTTTCGGACAGGGTCAGTCAACTCTATCAGGAAATACTTTGGGACTAGAAGCAGGTGCTCTTGGTGTTCAGCCAACAGAGCGTCAGTTGATTGCAATTGGACAGGCTCCAACTGTAACATCTTCTACATCAGAGCGTATTTATTATGCACGTCGTGTATTGTCTGTACAACAGTCACAATTCTCACTTGCACGTAATACCCCAACAACATTCCCAGTAACATTCCGTCTGCTTGCAGATTCGAATTACTCAGGATCAGAGTACGGAAAGATTATCGACCGTACATGGACCCCAGCTTAATTTAATTAAGTGAGCAAGGCCCTCAATATATTATTGAGGGCTTTTTGCTTGTAGTATTAAAACCTATATGTTATAATAATTGAGACAATCCAAGGAGGATTAAATTGGCCAATACAGTATATAACATAGAAGAAATTACCCTACAAAATGGGGCGGTCGTTAAATTAAAACCGCTTACCATTAAAGAACTAAGAAAGTTCATGGTAGTAATTCAAAAAACAGCAGAAATAACTTCTGAAGAAGAAACTCTAACAATATTAATTGACGCTTGTGCAGTAGCTTTAGAAAAGCAATTGCCAGAATTAGTCAGCAATAGAGATGCATTAGAAGACGCACTTGATGTACCAACTATTAATCGCATTCTTGAAGTTTGCGGGGGAATCAAACTAGACGACCCAAACCTACTAGCGGCAGCAGTTCTGGCTGGTCAGAACTAGATCTAGCCGCTTTAGAGGGAGAAGTTTTTCTTTTAGGTAATTGGAAAAATTACGAAGAACTAGAAGAAAATCTTTCAATGCCAGAACTTATTCAAACATTGAAAGCCTTTAAGAAAAAAGAACACGAAGATAGAAAGTTCTTAGCAAGTCTTAAAGGAATTAAGATGGAAGATGAAGAAGAAGAAAAAGAAGGTCCTTCCTTTGAAGATATTCAAAGACGGGCATTAGGTATAAATACTAGCAGTGATGACGTAGTATCATTGCAAGGAGGTTTAGCACAGAATGCTGGATTTGGAATTGGAATGGGATTAGGATACAGCAAGGAGTAATCGTCTATAAATGGCTGATGAAAGAATAGTTACGAATATAGTCGCTAATGCCGACTTCTCAGACCTTATTGCAAATGTCAATAGGGTTACAGCGTCGCTATCTAAATTACAGCAACAGATTATTCAATCTGATGTAAAGCTAACAAATCAGGTTGCACTAGTAAATAGATCTTTTGCTGAAAGCCTAAGAAGAACTGGACAATTTTCAACACACTTTGTAACTTTAACATCTGATGTAGAGAAGTTTGGTAAAAATCTAGATGGCGGAAAATTAAAGTTAAGAGACTATTTTAGAACATTTCAAGAGCATACTAAAACATCTGGCGGTTTAATTAGAGAGCTTGCAAAACAGCAAGTTGCTTTACAAAATGCAGTTATTCAGCCACTTGGTAAAAATGCTGAGGGACTTATGCAGTATAACGTGCATATCCCACAAGGCTTAAATGAAGTTAAAAATAAAACAGCTTTAGCTAGACAAGAACTAGCTATCATGAATAGAGTAATTCAAGATGGCGGAGTTCAATTAATTAACTGGGGTAAGAACACTCAGTGGGCAGGTCGTCAGCTTACTGTTGGTTTAACTGTACCGCTTGCCGCATTTGGCGTTGCAGCAGCAAAAGCATTTAGAGAAGCAGATGCAGAATTAACAAGATTAACAAAGGTCTACGGTGGTCTAGCAAGAACATCTTCTGAGGAACTAGCTAGAATTAGAGAAGACGTAGCTGCAACCGCAAAAGAATTGTCTGCTGGTTACGGTGTATCATTTAAAGAAAGTATTTCTCTTGCTGCAGATATTGCAGCAACTGGAAAAGAAGGAAATGAGTTACTAGGCTCATTAAAAGAAACAAGCAGACTTGCAGTACTTGGCGAGGTAGATCGTCAAGAAGCAATGAAAGCAACGCTAGCGATTCAATCTGCATTTAAACAAAATACGGATCAACTATCAGAATCAATTAACTTCCTTAACGCAGTTGAAAACCAGACATCAACAACGCTAGCGGATTTAGTTGAGGCTATTCCAAAAGCTGGTCCTGTTATACAAGGACTAGGTGGTAGCGTACAGGATTTAGCTTTATATCTTACTGCTATGCGTGAAGGTGGAGTCAATGCAACAGAAGGCGCAAATGCTTTAAAGTCATCACTTGCTTCTTTGATTAACCCAACAAAAGTAGCAACAGAAAAGTTTGCAGAACTTGGAATTGATCTAAAAGGTATTGTAAATAATAATGCTGGCAATCTAACAGCAACGCTTTTGGAGCTACAAGCAGCGCTAGATAAACTAGATCCACTACAAAAGCAACAGGCTATCGAGCAGTTGTTTGGAAAGTTCCAGTTCTCAAGATTAAATGCTTTATTTAATAATTTAGGAAAAGAAGGAAGCCAGACCTTACAGGTATTAGAGTTAATGAAGGCCAGCACTCAAGAGCTTGGGGCAATCGCTGATCGAGAATTAAAAGCAGTCACAGAATCTGCAGCTGGTAAATATAATAGAGCAATTGAGTCTTTAAGAGCTAATCTTGCAGAAATTGGCGAAGAATTTTTAAAGGTACAGACATTCTTTATTAATGTAACAGATAGTATTGTTAAATTTGTTAATAATTTACCTGGACCAATTAAACAAATATTAACATTTGCTGGAGGACTTACCGCAATCATAGGACCAGTAATTATGTTAACTGGTGTTTTAGCAAACTTCTTTGGATATATAATTAAAGGAGTTGCTCATTTTAAAGCATTGTTTAAAGGCGGCGAAGGCTGGCGGATGCTTACCCCAGAAATACTTGCTGCAGAAAAAGCTGGCAGCTTAGTAGAAAAAACATTTTATAGTGATGCAAAAGCAGCATCTGTTTTAAAAACATCTATAGAGGCATTAATTGCAGAATTTACTTTACTTGAGCAAAAGGCAAAAAGTGGAGCCATATCCCTAGCTCCTGCATTTTCTACAATGGCTGGCAATCCATTAATTGGATCAAGAGTTGTAAATCCAAACCACCCATTAATTAGTGCACAAGATACAAGATCCATGTCTCACTTAAATCCTGTTGCTGGAATGACTCAAGATGAAAGATTAGCTCAAACAATATTTGGAGTTGTGCCTGGAGCACCAAAAGTAAATCAAAGAATTGGCGCTAACCCACAGATATACATGCAAGGGGACTTGCCAAAAATTTCAGGATTAACATCAATAAAGGGAGTTTCTACTGGTATCGTTGCAGAAGAAGCAGCTAAATGGCATGCTATGACAGGCGCATTAGCAATGCAATCTCAAACAGAAATAGCAAAGTTAAGAAAAGAAGTTGCTACAACTGGCTTAATAACAGCAGAGCTTTCAGATTCTTATCAAGCTTTATTGCCTAGCATGACACAGTTAACTCAAAAGGCAGCACAAGAATCTGCTGCAATTGTTGCTCAATTACAAGCTGGCAAAATTACAGTAGACCAAGCTAGAGCAAAAATTATTGCTTTGAATAAACAAATAGAAATGATGATAGCTCAAAGCGCTTCCGATATAGCAGCACAGCAAGGAAGAGTTATTAACATGACATCTGTTCCTCTTTTAAATCAACCAATTGTAAATCCACAAGGTAAATCAAATATGAAAGAGCTGGCAAGACCAGGAAGAACTAGAGATCTATTAAATAAAATTGCTAGAGGTCTTGGAGTAAAAACATTCGGAGCTCCTTATAGCATAGAGACAACAAGACCTAAGAGATTTGCTACAGGAGATATTGTTCCTGGTTCTGGAAACACAGATACAGTCCCAGCCATGCTTACCCCAGGAGAATTCGTTGTTAGAAAAGATGCGGTAAATCAAACAACATTGCCTTTGCTAAGAGCATTAAACGAGGGTGGAAGAGACTTCATGCCAGCAATGATGATTCATCAAGGCAGAGATGCTAACCAAGCCCTAGCAGGTAACAGACCAAATATTAATTTAACTGGTGCATTTATTGCAGACGATCTGCAGCAGTTGCATTCAAGAGGCCTGCATCCTATGGCTATGTTCTATGAACAAGGCTTGAGGTTGGGTTACGATAAAACAGATCTACAAAGAGCATTAAAATTAGCTTACAGGGATATAGTTAGAACATTTTCCGCAAAAGGAAATGTACCAATTAATAATAAATATTTTGAAAAAGTAGCTGGCAGTATTGCAATGAAATACTTAAAAGGTGTTTCTAGAGTAAGTCCTTCTTTAGGAAGAAGAGTTAGATTTGCAGAAGAATTAATATTAATGGGTCATCAAAGAAATGAAAGTGGAAAAGGCGTTCTAAAAGGATCTTTAAGAAACATTGGTTTTGATGGCGTCACAATGCCTAGACACTTAGTTGGAACTGGTAGCGGATTTTCTGGAGGACAAAACCTTACACACTTTAATTTAGCTCAAGAGCTTTATGATGAAACCCCTGCCAATAAATATACAGGACCACTTGGTAGAGGTTCAACAATAACACAGATTTTTGGATCTGAGCGTGGACACATAGGCCCTAAAATTAAGCCATCAAGATATAATCTTTTACTTAATACATTAAAAACTAAAATAGCTAGAGGTCCAATTCCAAGAAGAGTTAGATTTAATAATGGCGGAATGGTAAACGGAGTTCAATATTTAGAAAATGGAGATTTAGTAAAGCCATCAACAAGTGAAGGCTTTATGGCAAATGCACGTTACTCTACAAGAAAGATGACTAGGTTTGGTTCAGCGGCTTCTGGAATGGGTTCTGGAGTAGGTGCACAAATTGGTATAGGTCTTGGATCAACAATTGTTGGATCGGCGGTTGGCGGGTCAACAGGACAGGCTATTCAGATGGCAGGTCTTGCTGCATCCTTCCTTCCAATAGGTAGAGTATTTAGTGCAATTAAAGGTATAGCTGCAAGTGGAAGTGCTTTAAAAACTATCGGCGGACTTCTAGGCAGACTTGCTCCACCAGTAGCTGTAATAACTACAATTCTTTCAGTTGGCGCAGGCTTAATGAAACTAAAGAAGCATTATGAAGATGTAGGCAAAGCTAATAGAGCTGCATTTGCTCCAACAGAAAAGACAATGTCTGAGGTTGGATTAACTTATGTATCGTTTACAGATAAGTTAAAGCAAGTACAAGATCAATTAAAGCTTACAAGAGAAGCTAACATATCTGCTTTCCAAGCTTTAAACAGAACTGGTGTGAGCGGTTTAACTCTTACAATTAAAGAATTAAATGAGGCTATTGCTGATGCAAAGGAAAATGCAAAAGACACAGTACAAAACTTTAATAAGCTAAGCGGAAGACAAGACGTACTCAGACTAGCGGCTTCATTAAAACAACAGTATATTTCTGCTGGCATGAGCGTTGAAGAAGCAACAAATAAAATTTATGCATTAATAAAGGCTTCAAATAAGGGAGCATATGCAATTTCTGCAATCACCTCAGAAGCATTTACTGCAATAACAGATAAAGCAAGCGCAGCACAATATCAGGTAGAGCTATTAATTAAAACTCTATCTACCAAGGGCGGATATAATGCAGAAGAGTTAGCAATGGGAATTGACAATATGCTTAATGCTTTAATGTCATATCAAGATTCTTTGGTCGGAACTAAAGACAAGAACGATAAGATTATTACACAGACAACAGCAGTTCAAATGACTTTAGATAAAATTAAGGGAATTAAGGGAAGCAATCTAAAGCTTGATGAAAAAACAGTAGATCAAATTAAATCTCAAAATATGGTTTTAGGATCAGTATTGGCTAAGAATGAAACACTACTTGGAGTATATGCTAAAGCTCAATTACTGCTAAATGGTTTTGGAAGTAAACTAAACCTTGCCAATATGGATTCTAACACCGCAGCAGATATAGCAAGTGGTATGCAGGCATGGGGAGCAGCAGCAACCGCAGCATCAGAAGACGCTTCAGGTCCACTATCATCTTTAAATACAGCTTATAACAAGCTTACAACTTCAATTAAAAATTCTACTGCTGCAGCAAAGAACTTAGCTAATACTAGCAGCATAGATGCACAAATAAAAGCATTAGATAAATTAATTAAAAAGATAAAAGAAGAAACAGATGCCAGACTAAAAGCTTTGGATGTACAACAAAAGAACGCAGATATTGAAAAAGAAATTCAAGACGCACAGATTGAGTATCAACAAGCAATTGCAGTTGGAGATATGGGTGCGGCAGCTAGAGCTAAACTTAATATTCAAAAGCTTATGGATGATAGGGCAAGAGAACTTGCTCGTCAAGCTATAATTGATAAGTCTGATGCTGAAATAAAAGCTGCACAAGAAAAAAGAGATGCTCTTGCTGATAAAGCAGCAGGTGCACAAACTGCTGCAACAAATCAAAATACAATTGCTCAAAATAATGCAGCAGCACAAACAGCTCTTGGAACATTTAGAGCTACCATAGCTGGAATAATTGCTGGGGAAACCCCAGAAACATTAAAGATGAAATTAAGAAATAAACCAGCGTCTCAAGAAATTGCAGGAGCTGTTGATAAGGCTCTTAAAGCATTAATTGATGCTGGAGGAATTGCTAAAGCTGAAGCAGAAAAATTAAAGAAACAATATGGAATTGATGGCAAGGGAAGCGTTACTGGACAATTTAAACTTCTTGAATCATTAATGAAAGTCACAGACACCAAAGCTGATACAGGAGCATTTAGTGGAGCTGTAGATAAGTTTGTTACTGCTGTTAATAAGTTTGCTAAGAACAATCCTAATGGTGCTGGAACAAGTGCAAACCCATACTTTATGGGAAGAGTTGCTGGTCTTTCTCCACAAAGTTGGCAAACACCAATTGGTGGAATTGGTGCAAACAGCGCAAGAGAGCAAATTAAAAAATATGCAGAACAACAAGGCTTTATGTCTGGGGATCATTTCACACTAGCATCTGGAAATAAAGCAGATAAAACATATAAAGAATATAAATTTAGAGTACAGCCAGATGGCAATATTATGTTAGTTGATACTAAATTAGGCGGATATGCTATGGGTGGAATTATAGGTAAAAGAAAATATGCAACTGCTGGTAAAATAACTGGTCCTGGAACAGGTACATCAGACAGTATAGAAATTATGGCCTCTAATGGCGAGTTTATGTTTAGCGAATTAGCAGCAAGAAATATTGGCTACGATAATCTTGAATTTTTACATAAACTTGGTAGAATGGGTATGCCAGCTTTTGATATCCCAACAAAGTCAAAGTTTAATATAAATGCAGGAGCAGATTCTGGAACAGCTCCAGTAAGTATTATAAACAATATGTCTGTCTACGCACAGCCAGGACAAGATGCTAAAGAGATAGCAACAATTGCTGTGAACATGATTGAAACTAAAACTGCAAGGTCTATTAGACAAGGCGGAGCAAATATATCTTATGGAGGAAATGCATAATGCCAGGATCACTACCAAGAGGTTCTATATTATTAATACAAGCAAAAGACTTGCTTGCAACTCCTGCTGGCACCACATTAGTTTGGAATAAAGTAACAGAACATAATAGAAAAGAATTTAGCATAGACCCAATAAGATTTGAAAAATCTCAAAGAATGTCTAATGGCAATTTGAGAAAATATTTTGTTGCCGATAAAAATAGATTTAATCTATCTTGGACAATGCTCCCATCATACAGAACATTTACAGTAGACGGAGCATGGGGAGCGGAAGATTTAAGATCTTTCTATGACAGCGTAGAAGGTCAAGGTTCTTTTTTAATAAGAGTAAATCTTGCAAAAACTGGACAGAGTCAAGAATCTTCAGGTTATGAGGAGTATTCAGTTTCATTTACAGATTGTTCTTTTAGTGTTGTAAAGCGTGGAACACAACCATTCTGGGATGTTTCATTAACAATGGAAGAGGTGTAAATGATCACCGTTCCAGGAGACTCTACAAATAGAGTACAAACTATATTAAAAAATAATGTTAGCGTAAGTTCAAACATTGGCTGTTTGTATGACATTAACATTAATTCAATGGTTGACTTTAACTATTCAACAATTACAAGCACAAGTAATTACACAACAATCAACGGACGTCAGCCTTTTAAAAAGCTTTTTCCACTAGACACCATAGTTAAAAGCTATCGACCAACAGGTGCTGGAGTTAAGTACGCTATAGATGGAGATATCCCAGCAGGTACATGGACTGATCCAAAAAATTTAACATATAATCCTAAGCTAAATACTAAGTATAGAGTGTATTATCCATCAGCAGATGTGTACTATAAATATTGGATTACCCCTTTAAATACAAATGCTGGAATAACAATATCTTACAAAAACGCAAACGGTTCTGCAAAAAATGTTTTAGCAAATAAAATTGTAATTAAGTTTGAAATATCACATGCAACACCTTCTGCCTGGACTGTTTCTTTAGACGGTCAGTCAGTTGCTTCTGGAACATCTTCACAGATAGTAAGCTTTACATCAAATCAATATGAGGCTGGAACCTTGTCTTTATATTATAATGGAACTACTTGGTCTACAAACGAGTCTACTTTAAATCTTTCAGCAACAAAATCATTTAATAACATATCTCTTTCCGCAACAAATCCAGGAGGATATATTGGAGTTGTTGAGATAGCACCACACTGGGTTCAAGATCTTTCTACACATTTAGTGTCTATGCAGATTAACAAAGAAAGCTCATCTAGCACAGAAGATTTACTTCCAGTTGGAACTGTAACAGCAAACTCATGCACTGTTGACTTAAACGCTTATCAACAAAATACAATAAAATTTAAGACATATTTAAACACAGATATAATATCAGCAGACAGAATATACTTGTTAAAAGGAGCTGAAATAAAATCTTTTATTAAAATTTATGATTCACAAGGAAATCTACAAGATTCTGTTGGAAAATATTTTAAAGTAAATCAAGGCACATTCTTACTAGACAGTTGGTCAATTGGTGAATATGGAGAAACACAGATATTTGCTTTAGATTCTGCTAAGATATTGCAGGATACAATTTGCCCAGACATGGTTTGTGAAAAGTATTCTTCGGCTGCCATCCTCAGACAAATGCTTGATTCTGTTGGATTTGTAAATTATAATTTTAACTATAAGATATCTGCTGGAAATATTTCTGACACTTCTATCATATCTCCAAATTATTGGTGGAGCGACAGTACTCAAACAGTTTGGTCTAATATACAAGAGTTATGTAGAGATGCTCAAATAAGCGCAGTTGTGGACGAGAACAACGTATTGCAATTTTATACAAGAGATTATTTATACGATAATACAAGAGCAATAGACTGGACTTTTAGAAATACAAATAATGGATCAGAATTAGCAAACATAGTAAAGTTACAAAAAGAAGTTTTGCCTACAGCAAATCAAGTAAAAGTAATATACTATACAACTGCAATATCGACATATGAAAATAGCAGTCATAAAATTTGGGACTCTGGAGATACTTGGCTGGCAGCAGCATCGCTAAAAGATAATTTATTGGCAACCGCAGACCCAGCTATTACTCCAAACTCTAAGCATTATATGACATTAGAGCCAATAGATTTATATGAAAATGCTATCAATAAAGATGATGTTCTGTATAGCTTTTCTGGTTATATTTTAATTAACTCAGAAATTGTAGAATATGATGCAATAGAATATTCTTATACACAGGTAAATACTTTTCAAACAAAGTATGTAGACATAACTGGGCCAAGCGATTTATTAAAATATAAAGGTGATGCTTTTGTAAATCAAACACCAGACGGCACAGCATACGTACCATCAATAAAACCAACTGGCAGATACAGAGTTAAAACAAGAGGGGCTTTAGGAACAACTAAAACAAGTCACTACGTTAGCTCTGTAGATTCTCTTGATGGTTGGATTGGAAAAATAAATGTTAGGTGGGCTACAACATGACTCTTACAGTATCTGCAATAGGTTTTGAATTAGATACAGATTCTCAAACATCTGGTACTATAGCAATAGTTGCATCAACAGATACACAAAGTGTTGTTGTTGGAAGACTTTCTTATCCATTTAATGGATCTTATGCTGAAACCACTGTTAACTTAACAAATGGTCAAGGTTCCTATATAGCATCAAATCTTGCTCCAGGAGGAATATATAGCATAAGAACTAAAGCTTATTCTGGTTCTAACGGGTCAGGTACTGGAGGGGTTTATCAATATTTTTCTGTGTATGTTCCAGTTGTTACAAACTCTCTTATTTCTCAAGGTAATACAAGCACGTATTCTTACAATGGAACAGAAGATGCTATGACAAGAGCTGCTTTAAATAAATTGCTTCAAGATACAGCTGTAAATAATCAGCAACAAGAAGACGATTTAAAAGAAATAGATACTGGTATTACTATAGGAAATGCTGGAACTGTAGCAAAGTCATTACTTACAATTAGTAAAAATAATGAAGATCCGCAAACAATATCAATGGCTATTAAGAATACAAATATCAATGTTTCTGGAAGTAAGCCAGCGCATTATGCATTTGGTACTACAATGTTTTTTAAAGCCACAACAGCGGAATCAAAACAAAGTGGTGGAATAGGATTTTTTGTTAATCAGACTGGTAATACTGGATACTTTTTAAATATTAGAACAACAGAAACAGCAAGTACTCGTGGGGACACAGAGGTTAAACTAATTAAAGTAAATAAAGGAAACAACATAAATATTCCAGACTCACAGGTTCTTAATACAGCAAGTCAGATAAAAGGAATTTATGGACCACAGTCATATAAAATAGACATAAATGTTAAGGTAACAGATTCAAAAATTAGCTTTATTATTTTTGTTAATGGATTCAAGATAACCGCTTCAGACACGCAAAAAAATCCTTCGTCTATTGTTAACGACATATTGCCAAGAACATCTAATGTAGCTTTGTACGCATCTTTAGGAACTACTAATTTTGATTACGTTTATGCAATGCCCATAACTGCAGATAAATATAATAATTCAGAATTAGTAAATATATATGATGACGACTTTGCATCTGCTACAAGCTCTATTGCTTATGGAGATTTGTTTATAACTGGTTTAGCAAATACAAATGTTGGATCAGATAAACCATTTATTCAGGAGTTTGGTCCAGTAGCCAGAGAAATTAGAAATATTCAGTTTAGATATTCAACAACCCCTGCTTTTCCAAAATATCCAACAACAGCAGCAAATAAGTTTGTAAAAATATTAGGAACCAACTTATCTTCTTTTAATGCAGAAATGTATTTATTAAATAATGCTGGAACCTATATTCCACTAAACAGTGATACTAAAACTACCGTAAGTATATTAGGAAATTCTATTGACCAAAGTAGTCCATTAGAATATATGGATGAAGAAATTAATCAATACGTAACACAAGAACCAGTTACATTTAATTCAAAATGGATACAGAAATATGATGATGCAAAAAATTTATCAACATGGATTAAGAGCCAGCTTAAAAATCAACAACTAAAGGTTGTGATAAATGTTTTTGGAAACCCATTAATATCAGTAGGAGATGTTATATCTATATCTCATTCTTTAAATGAGCTTTCTGGAACTGAGAAGTTTTTGGTAACAAATGTAAATCAATCATGGGACGGAGGATTAGAAACCACTATACAGGCTAGATC